ACTCACGCATCTGCCGCTCGTCACAATCACTCAACCGACCAGTAACGTTTCTATCGCCGGTAATTTGGATATAGCACTCTTTAAATGAGCGGGCATGGCGGTGATCTTTGTGCTCTTGATCGAAGAAGGCGTCGAGCATGTCGGCGGTCTTCTCAAAGGGGCTGTCGCCGACGAGAATGCTTCCGCCATCGCCCATCCCACGCACCGTGCCACTTTCAGTAAAGCTGGCAATATAGTCGCCTTCTTCTTTAATGGCATCGGTGACAGCAGCCTCGGTGAAGGTCTCAAGGTTTTCGAAACGGGTGATCAACCGGGTTTTGGCATGGTCTGGCAGGGCGGAGGCGTTGATGGCGACGCGCATATTAGCGCGGGCCTCGACCATGCGAATGGCTTCTTTCATATCCATCTTTTCGCCGTCGTCGCCTTCAGCATTGGCGCTGCCGCCACTGGGCTCCTCGTCTTCAACCTCGCCCAGCGCTTCGGTGAAGATTTCCACCAACTGGTCGTCGCTGAGGTCATCTGGGTTCTTGCCTTTGAGGAGGCCCTTGGCTTCCAAAATTGCGATAATTTGGTCGCGATCCATAACTTCATCCTTTCGGGATTCAAGAAGGTCAATGACGCTGCCACCAGCGCCGGGTTCAACGATCAGGTCGACGGACCGGACCGCGATGAATTTTTTGGCTTCCCGCACGGTTTTCCCGTCACGGATTTCGCGCTTGGCCATGGCGGCCGCGTCGATCGAGAAACCAAAGAGGGAGGTCAGGCCGCGTTCCCATGCCTCGCGAAGCTTGACGGCGATTTCGCCTTCAGGCTCGATGAGGGTGAGAGTGGCCTGGATTTGGCCCTTGTCGGCACCGTCGCCTTCAATGAAAGCGGCGTCGCCGATCTGACCGATGAGATTGTTGAAGTCTTTACCCTTGCCCGCCAGATGCTCTTCGTCGCCTTTGACAAAGACGCGAACGCCCTCAAAAAGCGGAACGGCCTGGCGAAGCACATCGTCCGGGTAATAGTTGCGATTTCCCGAGACGCCGGCTTCGATAACGCGAATGCGCCAGGTACCGGAATTCTTTTCGTCGGCCTCGAGGAAGACGTTGCTGGCGGCTTCAAGCAGAGGGGTACCGCTGCCTTCACTCACCGGCGTAAAGGTCTTAGTGACTTCGGTGGGGCTGCCGAGCGTTACCTTGGTGCCGTCGACGGCGTAAGGGTAACGCAGCAGCTTGCCGTCTTTGGACTCGACAACGATAAAGTCGTCGAACAGCCCTTGAATGTAGGGCCACCAATCGTCTTCGCCGGAAAGTTCCAGCGCCGTTTTGATGGCCCCTTGCAGCAGGTCCTGAAGCTGACGAAGGTCGCCCTCGAAAGCTTCCCGAATGGCTTCGGGGCCAATGATGCCCAGTTGCGGCACGTCGCCATTTGCCTCACGGAAATCCGCGAGAGAAAGGGCAGCGCCGGTCAGTGCCAGGAGATTGACGAATTTAGTCATCATGCGTTCGCCGCGTTGTATTCATGCTTTTGGCCGTCGATGGTGACGACGCGGAGCACGGATTCATCGGCCTTGAAGGAGAGAATGTCGTCGGCCGTGACGTCGCGCTCGACGGCTTTCGGCTTTTCACCTTTTTTGCCCGGAGCGAGAACACGGACCTTTACCGACTTGTCCTTCAAGAAGTCGGCAATGTCTTCCTTTGTCGGACCATCGGCCTGAACGGTTGCTTCGGGAGCCTGCTCATCGTTGTCGGAGCCGGCAGCGGCAGCCGCGTCATCATCTTTATTGACGTCGGCTTTAACGGGGGACTTGGTGGCCTTGGAAGCGGCCGGGGATTTCGGAGCCATATGGAGAGTTCCCTTTTTGGAGAAAGCGACTTGATTTCTGAATTGATCGCCGTCACTCTAATGAGACCTCGCCACAGAGGCGTCCCCGGAACAGTTCCGGGCCACCGAGATGCCAGGGCCTTTACCCCCGTAAAAATCGATTTCTTGAAATTCGCCCCTGAAGGGCGGTTTAGAAGGCCGTTTAAGAGCCAATAAGAGCCTCTAAAAGCCCTAGACAGCCTTTTGTGGTAGACCTATGGCCGATTAAGAGCCGTCGCTTTTCCTTGGCCCGAAAAATCGCCCCACTGTTTTCACCTTCCAAAAACCGTGATTTGACCATTTTATGGCGCGGGTCTATGATGGCTTTATCGGTGGTTGAGCAAATTATCGGGATAGCCGGACGAATGCGATCCGCGTGGAGGTGTTTCCCGCTCCACCAACCACCGTTTAATCTTCTCCCCCTTCTCTGAGTACCTTTCCTTTCTTTCTGGCCTTAGTCATGCCCCTTTGGTTGGACCGACGCAGGCTCTGAAGATAGATCTCCGATTTATCGCTGGTGACCTTCAGCACCGCCGTCCAGATTTCGCCGTCAGCGCCACCCATAAATTCCAGATGGTTAGCGCGGCTCTCGATCATCGCGCCGCCATCGATCAACCGCTGGGCCCGCGCATAGTCGGCCGGGGTGAAGTTTTGCCCGCGCCGATGCTCAATCTGTTTGACCGCCGTATACTTGGAAAGCTGTGCAACCTGGGCGGTGGTTCCCAGGGCGTCGCGCACATCGACCGGCAGCGCGGCGACGGGCCAATGTTCGCTCGGGCCGTCAGACCGCCCGGCAAACCGGTTAAAGGCCGGCGTCGCCATTTCCTCGGCGATGGTAGAGCGAAGTCGGTCTTCGGGCAGGTTGCCGAGTCTGGCTACCCGGCCGGCTTCAGGCGGTGGGTTGAACTCCCGCGCCAAGTTGCGTTTTGTCGGGTTCTTGTAAATCTCTTCGTCGCTGAAGGGCAGGCGGTCGGGGTTCCGGACTTCCCAACTGTCCATCTGTGGCAGAGAAACACAGCCGCAATTGATGGTCTCCTTAGCTGGTGCTTTGGGGTCGCGCGGATACATCAATTTGATCCCGTTGATGATGAACGGCTCATCAACGGCGACGATCTGGCCATCGGCGATATCGTGGGGGATGCGGCTATGGGTTTTGCCTGAGCGCCGCCATTGCTTCTTGAGCCCCGGTAACAGCTCTGCCGCTTGCGCCTGGCGTTGCTGAGTGGCTACAGAGAAAGCCCGTCCCATTTCCGTGCGCAGGATGGTGATGGCGCGGCCGCGACCGCTTTTAATGGCGCTGGCGATGCTGGTTACCGCTTGGGCTGGACCTTGGCCGCCGATCATCACCAGGCCGATCTGCCCGTTGACCTTGCGCGCGATCTCACTTGAGACGTCCTTTAGCCGGTCGGTCATGAAGGTGCGAATGCCCATCAATTGTTTGAGGTCGATCTCGTGTAAATGTTGGCCGAGGTGGATACCCGCCGCCGCCAAAGGCTTATCAACCAGGTCGACGCCGATCTCGTGGGTTTTGCCAGCGCCTTCAACTCCGATCTGGCCCATGGCCTCGCCTAGCTCCCTGGCAGCGATATCGATCGATTGTTTAATGTTGGGCAACTGCCAAGCCTGAAACTCGGTTAGGGAACCGCTGGCGATTTCCGCCGCCATGACCTTGGCTGTCTGATCGAGCAGCTCCTTCACCTGTTTCGCGGTGGCCCGATGGGCTTTAACCAGGCGGCGCAGTTGCGCCTTTCGTTCCCGCTTAAAAGCTTTGGTCTTTTGTTTGTTGCCCGTCGGTTTCTTGTCGGCCATGACTAATCCGTTTGAGAGTCGTCTTCTGCTTCTTCACTCTCATCATCGTCAAAGCCGGGGAATGTGTCGTCCTCATTGCGGCGTCCGGCGTCCTGCCGGGCTTTTTCAAGTTCCTCTTCCGGGTCGATATCCAAACCAAGTTGACCGGCGACGAGGGCGATCAGGCGCACGGCGGTTTCTTCGCTCATCATGCCTTGGTTGATAGCGGCGCTGGCGGCAATAACCACCTGCTGGAGGGCAGTCGCGAATTTGCTGGTGTCTTTGGCCGTGAGCTCTGGGAACTGAGACGTGACCTTGTATTCCTCGAAATGTTCACTGGCCTCGATCTCCTTGCCAAAGATCGCGATAACCCTTTGGCGGATTTGATAGGTGCCGAGCTCTTCCATAATGTAGCCCCAGAATTTCTGGCGCAGGGTAAAGACCTTGACGGTGGGTTCGCCCATCTCCCCGGCCGTGGCGCGGTTGACATCACCACCACCACCAAACCAATGCTCGGGGATCGTGCCGCCGCCGAGGATTTGGTTGCGAAACAACCTGGCGAACTGGTCGCTGTCGGCGGCCTGCAGTTCCGGAGAAATGGTATCCCACACTTCGCTATCATTATGGACTCGGACGCTGGCCGGTTTCGGAGAGCTGATTTGTCGAGCCCGCTCCTCTACTTGTTCCTTGTTGGCCCCTTTAAGAGTAACGTCGTATATGAACGCCCGTTGAAAATCCCAACGGTCCAACTCACCGAACAGCGCATGGTCGTAGCCGTCGAGGAAGTCCATTTGCGACAACAGGTCGGAGTGACCTCGAGAGGCGTTCGATAGGTCGTTGACCGTGAAATAGAAACACTCGCCGTCGTTAAAGCTCTCCCGAATTTCCTGGGTGCGTTTCGAGAAGACGTTTTCCGGGCCGTTGATGATGATCTTAAAACGCCGTTTTTTGCCCTTTTTATTGCGCTTAACCACGATGCCGATGGGTTGCTCGACGTTGTCCGGGTCCGTGACGACGGTCTCAATCATGCCGGGGTCGAGATAGCCCAAACGCACATGACCAGTCACTTCGTTAACAAACGTCGGCCAACATTGCTCGCCAAACAGCGCCAGCTCGCGGACTTTCTTGGGTAACTTGATATCCATGGAATTGATGGGGTCGTTCCAAAAAACCTCGAGCCATTTCTGAGCTTCTTCATCGGGCACCGTGAGCTTGACGCCATCGGCCAGCAGATAGGCCACGGGCAATTCGACCAGGCGATTGGCCAGGGCATTGGTACGCCATAGGTAGACGGCGAGTTCTTGCATGCGCTCCTGGGTCATGGCGTCCAGGTTGCGCATGGGGTCACCGGTCAGCTTGCGCCAGCCTTCCTCATCAGCCTCGATGGTTTTACCAGACGCCTCAACAAAAACCTCTTCCTCGGCTGCCTGGCTGCCACGCTGTTTCCACCAATCCATTATGCCCATTTTCTTTTCCTTCCTTCGTACGGCGTCCGGGGCCTGGCAAGCAGGCGATCGGTCGTGGCATCTCTCTCGGCCTTGGCCGAATAGGTGTTCGAGTCTTTCTCAATAGTGGAACCGGCCGGGGGCTCGGTACCGTCGCCGGTTGCCGCCGCCCAGGCCAGCAGTCCGGCCACGGCGCTGTCGCCGTGTCGGTCTTTGCCGTCCGATCCCTTAACCCTTGCCGCTGACATCGCCGGTTTGCCGTCGCGCAAAACAACCAGCCGGTGGTCTTGCACCAGGTCCTCGGAATTTGGGACCGTGATTTCTTTGTTCTCGTAGGCGCTACGGTATTTGGGGAACCACTCGGCGTACCAACCGGCTGAAAGCATCACGCATTCGACGAACGACGGGCCGAATTCCTGAAGGGCCGCTTCGGCGTGCGCCTGGCCGTTGCCTCGGCTGTCGAACTTGGCGTTCTGAAGAAGGGGGAGGTTCCGCATAACATGGCGCGTAATCTGCCATTGAACGTCAAAGGGAATGTTGCGCAGCTCGAGGATGAAAGCGGTTTCCCACTTGGGCCCGTCTTCCTGAAGCACCCAAATAACCGAGAGGTCCCCCGACCGGCCGAAGTCCATGCCAAAGGCTGTGCGCCGGTCAGTGGGCATAAGCTCGATCACCGAGGATAGATGATCGACAATCCACTCGTTGGTTTTCTCTTCGCGTCGTGCATCCAAGACGAACTCGGCCGGACGGGCATGGCGGATAACCGGAATGCCTTCTTTCCAGCATTGCTGAATGATCAACCGGGTGAAATAGGCCCCCGTGCCGCGCTTGGGGATGCAGTCGAGTTCTTCCGCCGCGTCCTCGGCGTCCGGATAATCGGCGCGGATTTCGGCGCGATATTTGGCCTCGCCTTCCTGGCTCCACTCTATTCCGCGGACTAGGCAAACCCGGCGATAAAAACCCTCGCGAAGGGCGTCGTCAAAGGTAACCGTATGAAGCGACCAAGGCAGTTGCCCGGCTTCAATGTCGCGGATGATCTCGGCGAAATCGTTATCCTCGCCATTGAACGTGGAGATAATATCTACCCGGCCGCCCCACATGCGGAAAGCCAATGCGCCCTTGACCACCTCGCGCAGATTGTCGTGGAAGGCTGCTTCGTCGATCCGGGCGTGGCCTTGCTTGCCGCGCCAGTTGTACGGGTTGGAGCTCAGGGCCTCGATTTTAAAACCGCTGGCCAACATTATCTTGTAACGAAGGATGTCCCGGCGATCATTTTTGATCAGCAGGGTATCGCGCCAAACATCGATGGCGCTAATCGCCTGGCCAAAGGCTTTGGCGAAGAAAGCGCAGTCGCCGATATACTCGGCCGCCATGGCCTGATTGTAGCCCATGTAATGCTGATCCATGCCCCCGGCCTCTTTGGTCAGGGAAGCCTCATAAACAGACTCAGCGGCCAGAGCGCCCCATGAAAAACCGATGCGCCGCGACTTCTTGCAGGCGCGGATCGGCGCGGTGTCCTCGTGCCAACGCGCCTGATAAGCGAGCAGGATTTTTGGGACTTCTTCCGGGGGGAGCGCTTTGGGCCCGCGCTTTGTTTGGATTTCCTCGACCAGCTCGAGCGCCTGGTCGCGCTCGCCGCCTTCAAGAGGGCTTGAGGAAATTACGACCGGTTCTTGGTTGTCACCCATCGTTGCCGTCGACCTTCACGCCGAGGATTTGACCACGAATGAAGGCGGCCTTTTCGGCGTCAAGGCCCTGCGAGCTGACGGCTTCTTCAGCGACCTTGGCCGCCTTCTCGCGCTCTTCTTGAGCGATTGTTTCCCGTAGTTTGGTTTCGAAGTCCTGATCGTAACGCAGCGCCCGACCCATTTCAGCCAGGCCCTTGCCGAGCATGGCAACGTCCTTGGCGTCAATGTCGTCACCGTCCGGGTCTTGCTTCATCAGGAAGTTGAAGACGAGGGAACGCGCCATCTCGACCAGCAACCGGCCTTGTTTACCTTGAGCCGCTGCATCGCCAAGCTCCTTGGTCAGGGCCTCTGTGATTTGACGGCTTTCGCGGAGACGGGCGGCGGCGACATCGATCTTCTTTTTACGGCGGCCAATAGATGAGCGTGAGCGCGGGTGGCCGGCATCATCCAGCCACTCGGTAATTTGGTCCAGGGTCAACACGTTTTCGGCTAGGAGAAAGTCAAGCCGTTTTCGGAGGTCCTCTGGAAGCGTTGTAATTGACGATTTGCGGGGCATGGGTCAGCCTCAATCGTAAGGGGGTTTATCA